TGGCTGATGCTGGCATTGATGCCATTCTGCTGGAAATTGACAGCCCCGGCGGTGAAGCAGCAGGCGCGTTTGATCTGGCCGACCGCATTTTTGCCGCCCGTGGGAGCAAACCCGTCTGGGCAATTGCCAATGACAGCGCGTTTTCAGCCGCCTACGCCATTGGCAGTGCCGCCGATAAGCTGTTCCTCACCCGCACCGGCGGTGTCGGCAGTATCGGCGTGCTGGCTGCCCACGTTGATCAATCGGGGTACGACGAAAAGCAGGGCGTGAAGGTTACAACGCTGTTTGCGGGTAGCCGCAAGAACGATTTCAACGCCCATGAACCCTTATCAGAAGACGCGGCGGGCTTTCTGCAAGCGGAAGTCAACCGCCTGTACGGTCTGTTTGTCGATACCGTCTCGCGCAACCGCAGCCTTTCCAGCGATGCCATCCGCGCCACGGAAGCCGCGCTGTTCTTTGGTGATGATGCCGTGAAAGCGGGGCTCGCCGATGGTGTGGGCACTTTTGAAAGCACCGTCCACTCTCTCGCCGCAACCTTAACCCCCAAACCACGAAAGGAAACCCGCATGCTTGATGAAAAACCCCCCGTTGATCTGGAGGCTATCCGCTCTGATGCCGCCGAAGCCCTGAAAACCCAGCATCTGGAGATTATCCACGCCTGCCGTTTGGCTGGCAAGCCTGACAAGGCGGCTGATTTTATTGAGCAGGGCGCAACGCTGGAGGCAGCACGCAAAACCCTGCTGGAGCTTGTGGCGCAACAGGCAGAAATCCAGTCACAGATTCAGCCTGCTGCTGGCACTGATGTGCCAAATCCACTGCTGGCTGAAGCGCAGAAACGCGCTGCCCAAGCCAAACAATAAGGAGAATTAAATATGCCTGCACTCAACGAATCCTACTACCTCGGCGATCTGCTGAAATACGAAGCCCCTAATCTGTTCTCTCGCGAGAGCATCACGGTGGCCGCTGGCGCCAATCTAACCATCGGCACGGTGCTGGGGCGGGTCACCGCCAGCGGCAAATACGTCATTCTCGCACCTGCAGCCAGTGACGGCAGTCAAACGGCTGCGGCTGTCCTCTTGGGTGACGCGGCTGCCTCCAGTGCTGATGCCAAAGGGCTGATCCTCGCCCGTCACGGCATCGTGGCTGACCACGCTTTGGTCTGGCCGGGCGGCATTACGGGCGGCCAAAAAACCACCGCCATTTCACAACTGGAAACCAAGGGCATCTTGGTGCGCAAAGGAGCTTAACCATGCAAAATCCGTTTCAAAACCCCGCCTTCAGCATGACCAGCCTGACGGCGGCGATCAACATCCTGCCCAATACTTATGGGCGGCTTGAACAACTAAACCTGATGCCGCCGAATCCGGTGCGGTTTCGGTCGATCACTATCGAAGAGATGAATGGTGTGCTGAATCTGTTGCCCACCGCAACACCCGGCTCGCCTGGAACCTTGGGCAAGCGCGGCAAACGCACCGTTCGGTCGTTCACCGTGCCGCATATCCCGCATGACGATGTGGTGCTGCCCGAAGAAGTGCAAGGCATTCGTGCTTTTGGCTCGGAGGATGCAACGCAGGCGTATGCCTCGGTGCTAACCACACATTTGCAGAACATGCGCAATAAGCATGCGATTACGCTGGAGCACTTGCGCATGGGCGCTCTCAAGGGCGTGATTCTGGATGCGGACGGCTCCACCTTGTTCGATCTTTACAGCGAGTTTGGCATCACCGCTAAATCCGTCAACTTCCAGTTGGGCACTGCCACCACCGATGTGAAGAAAAAGTGCATCGAAGTGCTGCGGCATGTGGAGGACAATCTCAAGGGCGAGGTGATGAGCCGCGTGCATGTATTGGTAAGCGCGGAATTCTTTGATGCGCTGACCAGCCACCCGAAAGTGATTGAAGCCTATCAGCGTTGGCAGGACGGCGCGGCGTTGCGGGACGACATGCGCGTGGGCTTTCCCTTCGGTGGTCTTCTGTTTGAAGAATATCGCGGGGTGGCCACCGATGCTGACGGCAACGCTCGCCGGTTTATCGCCGCGAACGAAGGGCACTGCTTCCCGCTGGGCACTATGGGCACGTTTACCACCTATTTTGCCCCCGCTGATTTTAACGAAACCGCCAACACCTTGGGGCAACCGCTTTACGCCAAGCAGGAGCCGCGCAAATTCGAGCGCGGTACGGATCTGCATACGCAATCGAATCCGCTGCCGATGTGTTTGCGTCCTGCGGTGCTGGTGAAGCTCACCAATACCTGATGGTGGTGTATTATGGCTGACCTTATCAAAACCCCGCTGTCGGGGCCGAACTTCGATGCCATGCCCTGCATTCAGCCGAACTCGGCGGCGGATGTGGTGCTGGCGGTGACGGGCACGTCGGCGCAGACTGCTGCTTTGACAGCAGTCTTGGTGCGCGTGGTGGCAACGGTTGCCTGTCATATCGCTGTGGGCAGCAACCCTACAGCCACCACCAGCAACCTGTATCTACCCGCCGGCACGCCAGAATATTTCCTCATCGACAGCGGGCAGAAGGTTGCCGCCATCAAAGCCATGGGCGCGGCAGATGGGCAACTGTTCATCAGTCCCGCCAGCATGGCTGGGCAATGACCGCTTTTCAGGAGATGATTGATGCCCTGTTTGCTGATTCTGCTATGGCTCGAACTGTCACTTACACGCCTGTGGCAGGGCTTCCGCAGACGATGCGGGCGGTGATTAAATCGCCTGACCGTATTGTGGACGTGCGCGAGATGTCTATTCATACCCCCACGCTGGTTGTGGATGTACGGGTGTCGGATATTGCAACACCGCAGGAAGGCGATACGCTCACCATCGACACACTGCTGTATGTCGTGCAGGGTGAACCCGTGCGCGATGCAGAAAACCTTGTCTGGACGCTGGATTGTTACCGCCAATGAGGATCACTGCCGCTATTCAAGGCTCGCTGCGCGACTATATGGCAGCGGAAATTCGGGCGGGCGAAAAAGCCGTCACCGCTGGGGTAAAACAGGTGACTGATGGCTTGAAACTGGCGATGCGGCGGCAAGTCACGTCTGCGGGGCTTGGGCAGCGGCTGGCGAATACTTGGCGCGGCAAGGTCTATCCGCAAGGGCAAGTGAGCTTGAAAGCGGCGGGACTTGTCTACACCAACGCGCCCGAAATCATGACAGGGCTGGAGGTAGCGACCACCATTCGCGGGAAAGATGGCTTGTGGCTGGCGATTCCCACGCCCAACGCCCCGAAACGCGGTGTGGGCGGCAAGCGCATCACCCCGACGAATTTCCCTGAACAGAGTTTGGGGCGGCTGCGGTTCGTCTACCGCCGCAGTGGTGTATCCTTGCTGGTGGTGGATAATGTCCGTGCCAGCTTTGCCAAGAAAACGGGGACATTGCGTGGCTTTAAGCAGGCCAGTGATAAACAGAAAGTATCGGGGCGGGGTTTAAGCACTGCCGTCATGTTTTGGCTCGTTCCCATGGTCAAAACCCGCAAGCGCATTGACCTGAAACGCGAAGCCGAAGCGTGGCAGAACCGCTTGCCTGCGCTGATTGCCAATAACTGGAAAGACCCCAAATGAGCAGCGTTCGTGAAACCGCAGTGCAGGCTTTGTTTACAGTATTGCAGGGGGTAGCGGGCGTGACCGTAAAACGGGGAGAAATTCTGCCCGTTAAAATTCCCGATAATGGTCTGATCATCCTGTTTGATGGCGAGGTGAATGTCGCGGAAACACTGCTCTCGCCCTTGCGTTATCTCATCCAGCACCGCGCCGAGGTTCAGGTGGCTGTTCAAAAACCTACTGCCAGCGCACGCGATGCTGCCCTTGACACGATTTTAACAGCCATTGCCGCCGCGCTCACCGCTAATCCAAGGCTAAACGGCACTGTCGATGTCGCCGTGCTCGAAGCCCCGCAATTTACCGATGAACCCGTCGAAGGCGCGGCTGGCCTGAAGATTGCCAGCATTCCCGTGTTGCTGGAATACGTCGCCCCCACCCCGATTTCGTAAGGAGAACACCCTATGGCTCGTGCATATGGCTGGAATGCCCAGCTTTTACTGGCGTTTGAGAGTACTTACGGCACGCCGCCGGTGTCAGGCTTTAAGAAAATGCCGTTTGTCAGCAGCAGCCTTGGCTCGCAGCAGGGGTTGATTGCAAGTAACGTGCTGGGTTTGGGGCGCGACCCAACGCAACCGTATCAGGACGTAATTAACGTGGACGGCGATATCGTCGTGCCAATTGACCTCCGCAACATGGGGCAATGGCTGAAAGCCCTGTTCGGGGCACCAACAACGACAGGCAGCAGCGCACCGTATAGCCATGCGTTCAAGTCGGGCGGCGTGACGCTCCCCAGCATTGCTCTC